GCTTGCAAAGAAGCCGGACTGCGGGAGGTTCCCGTTCACGTGGTTTCGTGGCTCGATTCCCAGCAAGAAGAATTTATCATAAAGGATAACGTAGGGTACGGAGAATGGGACTGGGATATCCTCGCGAATGAGTGGGACGCAAACCAACTCGAGGACTGGGGACTCGATGTGTGGACCCCTGAAGAAGAGACAGAGATTCGCGAAAAGGACACGGAGGACCAGAAGTGGAAACTAGGAGACCACACCCTCCAAGTAAAGGAACACGCACTACCCGAAAACACCACACAAATAGCGGTAGTAATTCAAGCGTGGGAGAACTTCACAGGAAAGAAGGCTGAACTCGTTAGTTAACTAAACTAAAAGATGCAGCAGAAAAAAACAAAGCCTTTAAAATACCTAATGCTCCAAGCCTTAAAGGAGAATTTTGGAAATGTAAAGGCCGCATCAGCGCGCGTAGGAATTGACCGAGGAACTCATTACCTATGGGTACGTTCAGATATTGAATATCGCGATGAATCAATGCGATACTCAATTCAGTCACTGTCAAATAAAAAAATTCATCAAGAAAAGCCAGAATTTGAAAATGGCTACGTTTATCTAATTAAGTGCGTAAACACGACCTTTTACAAAATTGGAATAAGTAAGATAAATTATAACGCGAGATTATCGACAATGCAGAGTGGTTGTCCATACGAGTTAAAATTTATAAACGCTATTCACAGTCCAGACTACAGAAACATTGAGAGGGTTCTGCATTTTAAATTCCAAAGTAAGAGAATTAGAGGAGAATGGTTTGATTTAGATGATACCGAATTCGGAATATTGCAGAAATACTTTAAAGAGAAATCACAACCGCAGAGTAAAATAGAATTTCAATGGTAGAGGACAAATTAGACGAATTGAACAACCCTAAAAAGGTCGCCATGTTGGAAGCCCTTGAAAAGTCTTTGGGTATTGTCTCTACTGCTTGTAAGATGTCAAACATCGCTCGCGGCAGTCATTACATTTGGTTGCGCGAAGACCCCGCCTATAAAGCGGCGGTAGAATCCATCCAAGAAAGTGTAATCGACTTTGCAGAGTCGCACCTCTACAAACTCGTGAAAGAGGGGAACCCCGCCGCGACTATCTTCTACCTGAAGACCAAAGGAAAGAAGCGGGGATATATCGAGCGGCAAGAAATCGAGGTAACGGAACGCTCGCCCCTTTCATGGCTTAACGGCGAAGGCCTTTGAAACTCGCGAAGACGTACTACGACGTACGCAACTGTAAGACCCGGATACAGGTACACCAAGGAGGTACCCGTTCGGGCAAAACGTATTCTATCCTCCTTTCGCTGGTCGAGTTCTGTTACAGGAACCCAAACGGCGGGGCGGTACTCACCATTTGCCGAAAGACCTTCCCGGCCCTCCGTGCTTCCGTTATGCGGGACTTCTTCGATGTACTCAAGCGCGAAGGAATCTACACGGAGGTAAACCACAACAAGAGCGACGCTACCTATATCCTCGAAGGGAACCTGATAGAATTTATCAGTATCGACCAGCCCCAGAAGATACGCGGACGCAAACGGGACGTACTTTTCATAAACGAGGCGAACGAACTAAACCTCGAAGACTTCAGGCAGTTGCTTATCCGAACCACGGGTAAGGTACTTTTGGACTACAACCCCTCCGACGAATTCCACTGGATATACGACCACGTAATACCTCGAGAAGATGCCACGTTCTTTCAGTCGACGTTCCGAGATAACCCCTTCCTTGAATCGTCCCTCGTTGCCGAAATTGAACGGTTACAAGTGGCCGACCCGAACTACTGGAGAATCTACGGACTCGGAGAGCGGGGACAATCCCGAACCACCATCCTCACCCACTGGAGCCAAACCGAAACCATAGACCCACGATTTAAGCTGGTAGCCTACGGACTCGACTTCGGATACACGAACGACCCGACGGCGTGCGTGGCTGTCTATTCGGACGGGGAGGCGTTCCTGCTCGATGAGGTACTATACCAGAACGGCCTTTCGAATAGGCAGATATTCCAACTTCTCGAATCGGAGGTAGGGAAGAATACGGTAATCGCAGACAGCGCCGAACCGAAATCTATCGACGAACTACACGGCTACGGGATGAACGTACACCCAGCGCGGAAGGGTCCCGATTCCGTACGTGCGGGAATCCAGTTCTTCCACTCGAAGCCTTTGGCCGTTACGTCCCGTTCGCTGAACCTGATAAAGGAACTACGGAACTACAAGTGGAAGGAGGACAAAAACGGGAAGAACCTCAACGAACCGGTAGACGCGTTTAACCACGCCATAGACGCGGCGAGGTATGCGGCTATGTTTAACCAGAGCAACCCGAACTACGGGAGGTACCGCATAGGGTGAAAAAAAGTTAGGGAAAAGTTTGGAAGGTTAGAAGTGGTATCCTATCTTTGCTTCATCAAACAAACGGAAAACATGACCTTTTCAAACCTCCCCTTCGGCACGACAGTCCTTTACAACGATTCTTGCAACGTTGACTACCGCTTAACCGTTATCGGTCAAACCTCCGACCAGTTCGGAACATGGGTTGAAGTCCTTACCGAAACCGGGTACATCGAGAACATGAGCGGAAGGACAGAGGTAGACGGAATCCGGTACACAATCGCCTAAACGAAGCGAAGGCCCTCCGGGGCCTTTTTTTATGCCCTAACTTTGAGGAAATCACTTCTTCCCGTTATTTCCTCGATGCGTTACCCTACCAACTGGAGCCAGCTAACCCTCGGTCAATTACAGGTCCTCTGCACGAAGTCTACAGACCTGCAAAAGGTTTGCGCCGTTTGTGATATTTCGGAACAGGAAGCCCGCACTATCCCGATGGGCGACATCTACGAAATCCTTAACCGCGTAAACCACATTCCCGAAGAAGCGCGGCACGAACCTATCATAACCCTCGAAGGGAAGAAGTACGGATTTATTAAAGACTGGGACGAGTTCACCACGGGAGAATGGATAGACTGCGAAAGCTATCAAGAGGATTTCTGGGCAAACGCGCACCGCATCATGGCCGTCCTGTATCGGCCTATGAAATACCACGTAGGCAAAGAATACAAGCTGAAGGCATACACCGCCAAAGAAGACGCGGAGCCGTTTAAGAAGATGCCCGCCGACCTCTTTTCGGGTGCCCTGCTTTTTTTTTGGAATACAAGAATCGTACGTCTACAGACTTTGCAAGCGTCTTTACTGGAGGCGGGGGAAGCGGTTCTGCACTCGCAGACAAGTGGGGCTGGTACCCGGTCCTCTACCAACTTTCGGGAGAGAGTTTCCTCCGTATGGAAGAAGTTACGCAAAAGCCGATTAACGTCACCCTCCAACACCTCGCCTTCTTAAAAGACCTTGCGCACGAGTTAAAGCAAAGACGGTAAACATCTTTAAGGCCCAAAACACCCCGTAATGATTACTCTAAACACCATTATAAAGCGGTTCGAAGACTTCGCAGATAACCACTTCTTTATCCGGTCCTTTTCGTTTGGGTCGCCGGAAGACGTGGACCTACAGAAGTTCGATTCGTATCCGCTTATGCACGTAGTCTATACGGGGGCTACGTACGAGGACACCACGAAAACGCTGGACTTCGAGGTATATATCTTCGACCTCCCCAGCCACTACGAATCGAAGACAGAGCGGCAAAAAGAAATAGTAAGCGACGCGGAACAATGCGCGGAGGATATCCTCGCAGACATCGCAAACGGGGGTAATATCTTCATCTTCTCGGAGGATTACGAAGTGGTAAACGCCACGGTCACCCCTCTGCAAGAAGCGGGGTCTAACGTCCTCGCGGGGGTACTTCTGGAACTGGGAATCCAACTCCCGTACGACCGTAGCGCGTGCGACGCTCCTATAAACGGCGTACAACCCGAAGGGGGCGGGTTCGTCTACGCACGGAGGGGACTTCTGCGGATGTTGACGCAGGACGGGACGGTAGACGTTCTTTCGGTAAACACTATCAAAGTAGCAAACGGGACCCTCACCGACGAAGGAAACGGGGTAGTTAGCTTAACGACTGGAGGCGGCGGTTCGCTCGACGACCTTACCGACGTAACAATTACGGACCCTCTCGACCACGACGCGCTGATTTACGACGAGGTTTCTGCGGAGTGGATTAACGGAGCGCCTCGCGCCCTCGATATGGCCGTATACAACGGTTCAGGGTCTGTAATCGCAAAGGGGAAGCTACTGAAGGCCATAGGCAGTCACGGAGACAAAGTTTCGGTAGGCCTGTTCGACTTGGATGTAGATAGCCCGATGTATCTGGTAGGGCTTGCGGAGGAGCAGTTAGCAATCGGAGGCACGGGCCACGCACGTACGTACGGGGAACTTCGGGGAATCGATACGAACGCCTACGCCATAGGAACGATTCTATACGCTTCTGGGACGGCGGGCGAACTCTCGAGTACGGCGGGCGTTCCGGCTATCCCGGTAGCAACGGTTACACGGTCACAACAAAATACCGGACGCCTATACGTACGGACGTGGACACCCGGAAACGAAGAGCCAGCATTTAGCACGTTTGCAGTATCGGGACAATCGGACGTTGTAGCAAATGATACGCGGGCAACCGTTACCCTTGTTTCAGGAACGGGGGTAAATATCACCACTAACGCGGGGGCGGATAGCATCACGATAAACAGCACGATTAACTCATTTAGTAATATCGCCGTATCGGGACAATCGAATGTGATAGCGGACAGCGCGGGGGATACCCTCACGCTGGTCGCAGCCGGGGGGATGACTATTACTACCGCAAGCGGAACTGATACTATAACCTTTGACAGCGCACGGCTCGATGACGATGACGTGACATTGAGCGGGACCCGGACCATTGACCTAAACGGAGAGGAGTTTATATTTACATCCGGAGTTGCCAACGTAATTGAAATTAGCGGAGGCTCGGCGGTTTTGCCGAGCACCACAATCCGTTCCACTGACGGGGCCGTGGCCTCCGCTATTAGTTTGTTTGAGGCTCCAAATAACGGAGGGGCTTATATCACTTTACAGGCACCCGCACAGCTAACCGCCAGCACGACATTCACCCTTCCTTCAGCCGACGGGACCAACGCGCAGGTACTACAGACCAACGGCTCTGGAACGCTTTCGTTTGCTTCTTTGCCATCGGCACCTAACACCTTCGGGACTATCGCAGTTTCGGGACAGAGTAACGTGGTCGCAGACAGCAGCACGGACACCCTGACCCTCGTAGCAGGAACGAACGTAACCATAACGACCGACGCAGGTACGGACAGTATCACGATAGCAGCGACGGGCGGAGGTTCAACCAGTCCGGCGGGTAGTAACGGACAGATTCAGTACAACGCTTCCGGCTCGTTTGGGGCGGAGGCGGCTCTCTTTTACGACGCAACGAATAACCGCCTTTCGGTAGGTGGAGACACGACACCAGCAGGAACTATCACAAGCAGGGGAGCGGGCACGACTACCGACACAACTTTCTTGTGCGAAGACAGCGGAGGTGCAGCGCGGTTTACGGTGTATGACCGTGGCACGATGTTTACAAACGAACGCAGCGACGTAGCTGCAAACGTTCACAGCTTTGTATTCAACGCCACGAAAGACCAGTATTGGCGGCCGACTATCGCATTTAAAAACACGTCTTTTACTTCTGCTATCGCGGCGTGGTTAGGTGACACGAATACCTTGGGATATTTTGGCACCCTTGGGGGTACGGCAGCCATTGGGGGTCTTGGACTGTACGGCGCGTGCGCGACTACGGCCTCCCTTTCGGCATGGCAAATGCAAGGCTTTCACGGAAGCACCGCGCCCACAGCGGCAATCATTCGCTTTGTTGGAACAAAATACGCAGGCAGCGGCTCTGGCAGTGCAATGCTGGCCGGACTTGCAGACGCAGAGCCTATCATTCATGTCGTCAACAGCGGAACTAATACGGGCGCATTAACGCGTGTTGCTATACTTGGCTCTGGGGCGATGGGACTTCGCAACACCGCGCCCACGTCATCGACTTCGCTGACCGTACGAGGTCACGGAACGGGAACGGGCATTAGCCTACTGGTAGAAAACAGCGGCGGCACCGCCCGCTTCACCGTACGGGACGACGGCGCGTACGCATTTGCCGGGGGCACGGTAGGTGCGGCGCAGACGGGATACACGACCTTTACGAACCTGACTACCGACCGCACCTGTGACGCCAACGCTACGACGGTGGAGGAACTTGCGGACATCCTCGGCACACTCATCGTGGACCTCAAAACGAAAGGAATCATCGCAGCATAACATGGCACTACAAAAAACAATCTCTACCCCCTACGGGGTGGACCTGACCTACTGGAAGGTCACGCGGCTCAACATCGACTGGTTGAACCAAATCGGCGAGGTGTTCTTGGGAGGCTGGCCGAACCAGCAGGCACGCCTGAACGGAGTGCAAGCCCTCGAATACAAGACGCAGGTATTCCGTTACGACGACTGGCCGTTCACGGCTGACGGCTACAACATTACCGAAGCATACGAGCGGCTCAAGCTGCCTATTATGGAACACGTAGGGCAGGGCGAAATGCACGACAACAACCCCTTCACCGGAGCGACCGACGTCTACGAGCCCGGACAACCCGGAGAGCGGCCATGAACTACATTCTACCGGCAGAACTTCGTGAGGCTATCCTCGCCTACCTCAAGAGCAAGCCCTACCACGAGGTAGCGGACGGGGTGCGGGCGCTCGAGAACTTGGAGCCCGATGGCCAAGGCTAAGGCACAGGCGCAACCGCTCCGGATAGAACGCAGCATTTCGCGTCCGGGGGTACACGCAAAGAAGAAGCAGGGAACCCACAAAGCGGGGAAGAACTGGAAGAAACCCTACCGAGGACAGGGACGATGAGAGAGGCAGACAAAGCGTGGATAGAGTTTGCAGAAGAAGTAGTAAACGCTTCGAAGCGCGAACTAGGAACGAAACGTATCGGGAAGAACCCCCGGTACGGGGTAGCGACGCGTACCCTCCAGAGGTCCCTTACTTTTAAGCTAGGAAAAAGCAAAGGGAAGGTAGACAGCATCCAGCTGATGGCTTCGGGCAAAGCGAAGAGTTACGCGGCGTTCGTTCACTGGGGCGTAAACGGAAATCAAGTACGGCACGGCTCCCCGTTCTCGTACCGAAGCAAACAGCCACCTACGCAAGCGGTACGGGAGTGGATGAAGGTTAAACCCGTCCGCCTCCGCGACCCGAAGACAGGGGCCTATATCAAACAGACAGAAGCCAAACTAAACTCCGCCGCGTTCCTGATAGCCCGCAGTATCAAACGTAAGGGAATACCCGGCGTTCGTTATTTCGTTAACGGCTTCGACGTTGCCTTCCGCAAGAAAGGGAAGGAACTAGCGGAGGCCGTAGGTATGGAATTCGCTAAGAAACTAGTAGCCAAAGCGAACCCGATAGAAATCACTCTAAACGCGTAATTATGGCCGCGTCTTTTACGTCTAACCCGTCCGAAACGTGGATGCCCGCCGGGCAGCCCCTTATCTACACGCTCCAAACGTCCCTCACGATTACGGACGCGTTCGCGTTTATCGTGCAGGTATTCGAGAACGGGACGGAAATAGGGAAATACTACCTCAAGCCGAATTCTAACGACCGGGCGCATTTCGACCTGAACCGAGTAATTCAGGCGCGGACGCGGGTAGACGAAAAGGTATATAACGCTTCTACGCTGCTCTTCGATTACTCCGCTCTCCCGTACACCCGTAGCAACGGGAACATGAACAAGTACGAGGTAAAAATCGGGGAGTACACGGGAACGGAGGCGCTCGCACAGGCCACGAAGTTTATCTACGTGATGGACGGGTACGAGCAGGTTTCTAGCGGCCTGCATCCCTCGTTCTCGGACTATTACGGAACGGCCAACACGAAGAAGTTCTGGCTAACCGACCGGGAACCCGTAAATAACGTAATTACGATAGAGGCAGCGGACGATGACGAGGGATTCTTCGCGTTTATCAATAAGGACACCGTTTCGGATGTTACTCGGCTTTCGTTTCAGCTTATCCCGCCGACGGGAGCACCTACCACCGTAACGAAAGACCTGAACACGACGAACGGCGCACAACTCCCGTCCGCGTCCTCCCCTACGAACGGCTTTCTGGTATACGCGGGTATCATGCCCGCGCAACTCCTTACGCCGATATTTTCCGCTACCGCGTGGAAGCAAATTACCATTACCCCGCAGAACGCGTCTGGGACTCAAGAAGGGAATGTACTGTCTATCATTCGTGACTGCACAGACTACAAAGACCAGGCTGTACAGGTAGCGTTCGCGAACTCGCGGGGCGGGTGGGACTACCTCAAGTTCGAAGGGCGGCCGGGGCGTAGTATCACGACCGAAGAAAAGACCTACCGCAAGGCCCTCGGCAATTACGACGCGACTACATATACGTTCCAAAGTTTCAACCCGGAGGTAGAGGCGTACCAGAAGACCGCGAAACTCCAGTACACCCTGAACGGCGTGTTTAACGTCGCAGATTCTAAACTGCTCCCGTTCCTGCTCCGCTCGCGGAAGGTGTACGCGAAAATCGACGGGGTATGGAATCCGGTAACCGTTACGACCTCGCAGGCTAATTACAAAACCACCGCAGACGGACGCGTGACCCAGATGGCCCTAAACGTAGAACTCGCTCAAGTTATTCGATGCTAACGATTCTTGCATACCGGACCACGTGGAAGGAACTAGAGATTTACGAGTTCGAACCCGTAAACCTTACGTACGCGTTTACGGATATTACCGAGGTCAACAAACCGACCTCCGGATATTCGCAGACCTTCCGCGTTCCCCTGACTCCGAAGAACGAGGACGTATTCGGGCCCTACACGCTGGCACAGGTTCCGGCGTACGACCTCAAAGAGAAGATACCCGTTCGCCTGATGGACGGCGGGGTATTGATTATGCAGGGCTATATCCAAGTAAAAGGGTGGTATGTGACCAAAGGACAGTTTGTAGATGTCGAGGTGGCGTTCTTTGGGGAGACGGCGGACCTCGCGAAATCGGTCGGGGAGGCGCTTTTGTCGGACTTGGATTTATCGGCCTTTGACCATTCTGTAAGCTACTCAAACGTAACGGGGAGTTGGAGCGGGTCCCTCCTTTCGGGAGACGTGAGGTACGGCGTGGTCGACAGGTTTCGGAACTGGAACGAATCCAGTAACCCCGGCACCTCGAAGATGTACCCTTCGGACTTTACCCCGTTTATGCGGGTCGAGGAGGTGGTAAAAGAAATCTTCGACGCGGCGGGTTTCGAATACGCGTCTACTTGGCTTTCGGGACAGTCCGATTTATATATGATGCTGCACGGGGGAGGGCGTAGCCTACGGTTTACCGAAGACCTCGATTCTATGAAGTTCTGGGTAGGCAGGACCTCCGACCTGACCTTGACCGCTCCTACTACATTTACAGACGTTACTTTTCAGGAAGGCAGCCCCTTCTACGATTTAGGGGCCGACTTTGCTACCGCCACGTGGACCGTTCCCGTGACGGGGTATTATTTCCTGTCTTTCTATTACAACGTAGATATCGCGACACCGGGGGCTACGGCTCAATTGAGACTCACGGACGGAACAACAAATTACACTATTACTGCAAGTTTAGGGGGTGTTAATGCGTCAGGAACATTTTCAGGAAACTTTACCGCTGGTACTACATGGAAATTGCAGGTTAAGACGAGCGCGGGAGATATTACCTTCAAATCAAATGGCAGCAAAGTAGGAATAGGAGGAACCTCGTGGCGTGTAGCAAACTTAGTCCCGTGGATTTCGACCTTGGATACCGCGCGGAACATGCCGAAGATGCGGCAGATAGATTTCTTAATGGGTCTCCAAAAGTGTTTTAACCTCGTATTTATCCCCGACCGCGTCAACCCGAAGAAAATCTATATAGAACCCTTTAACGACTATATGGCCACTGGAGACAAAAAGGACTGGACCAATAAAATAGACCTTGGAATGGATATTAACGTTACCCCGACTTCGGACCTCCAGAAGAAGCGGTACGTATGGACCCACTCCGAAGGGGAGGACCTCGTAAACGTGGTATTTAAGAACTCAACCTCGCGCGTTTACGGACAGCACGAAATCTTAGACCCTGCAAACGACTTCGCCACCGGGGAAGAAATTATAGAATCGGGTTTCGCTCCGTTTGTTACCTCTCTGATTCCAGACACTTCGCTGAATATCCTCCGGCTGATTTCTGCGGAGGCGCAAGATGACGCCTCGTTACCCGAAGTAAAGGCACGACTAGCGTACTGGAACGGCCAACTGGACACAAGTATCCTCGTAGACAATTCAGGAACAGCGGTAGCGAACGACCTGCCTTTCTTCGGACAGTTCGACACGAACAATACGCAAGATGCGGACGTACCTACCGATTCTCTGATGTTCGGTATTGAACTACCGTTCTTCGATATTACCGCGAACCCCTACGACACGCTCTATAACAAGTACTGGCAGCTATACGCGAACCAGCTGTATTCTTCGGACGCTCGGATACTTACGGCTACGTTCCGCCTCGAACCCTACGACCTCTCTACGTTCGAATGGAGCGACAAAATCTACCTCTTTGATACTTACTGGAGGGTTATAGAAATATCGGGATACGACCCGACCACAGAAGGGACAGTAACGGTTACTTTGTTGAAGATTCTCGGAACCATTCGGGATTGTACCTACCTCCCGTCTACAGGACGTACGGGAAGAATCGAGTTTACCACGTCTACCGGGTCGGGTATCTTTACCGTAAATAGGACCTGCTGCGAGCGTTACGGATTTATATACGACGCAGGTACCGCCTACTGTTACCAGCCATGAAAACTACAGAGTTCCCCGACTTCGGAAAGTTTAAGGTAAAGGGATGCAAAGACTTCGGTTATATCATAGACGCGTTTCACCTACTGAAGGAACCGCGCCGCCCGCTTTGGCATAGGATTGTGGATGCGGTGCTGGCGTTTATAGTCTTCTTCGGGTGGTACGGCGGAATAGTGTATATCCTTTATAGAATCTTCCATGGCTAAGAAAGGGGGCGAGGTAGTAGTAGACGTATCGGCGAATACCTCGAAGCTAGACGCGGCCCTCGATGCCGCCGAACAGAAATTCGATGACCTAGGTACTACCGGGAAAGGTGCGTTAGAAGGGATAGACGGGTTAACGGGCGGACTGGCTTCTAATATCTACAAAGGGGTTCAGTCGGTCGGGGCTATGACTAAGGGGATGGGCCTTCTAAAGGTCGCCCTTATTTCTACTGGTATTGGGGCCATAGCGGTAGCGGTGGGAAGCCTTGCGGCCTACTTTACCCAGACGGCGGAAGGGGCTGCTATGTTGCAAGTAGCTACCGAACAGCTAGGGGCTATCTTCCAAACGATTATTCAAAGGGTCGCGGATTTAGGCGGTGCTATCGTTAAACTGTTTCAGGGAGATTTCAAAGGAGCAGCCGCAGACGCAAAGGCAGCGGTTACGGGAATCGGCGAAGAAATCAAAGAGGTCTCGGCTGCACAGGCGGAGTTAACGCGGGCGACCCAAGAACTTGCCAGAGCACAGAACAGCGTAACGGTTGCAACGGCAAAGAACAGGGCGGAAATTGAACGCCTCAAAGGGGTTTCAGACGATACGACGAAATCCATTAACGAGCGTATCAAAGCGGCGGAGCAGGCTTCTACCTTGGAGGCTAAGTTGCTGGCGCAAAGGCTAGGCAACGCCAACACGGAACTACGTATCGCGAGGCAATCCCTCCACGGTAGAACCGCAAGCGTAGAAGAAGCCAAGAAACTCGCAGACCTCGAGGCAGAGGTTTACAACCTGCAAGCGGAATCCTCGACGTTACAGACGGAGTTACGCAATAAGCTGAACGGACTTCGGGCGGAGCAGAGGGCTGCCGCTGCGGAAAAGAAAGCACAGGAGGCTGAAGCAAAGGCAGAAAGGGAACAGGCGGCACTAGATGCCCAGGAGGAAAGAAATAAAGAGTTACAGGACCTCAAAGCCCTGAATTTCGAACTACAGAAGCGGGCGCGTTTAATTGGGGAGGCAGCGCAAAAACAGTTACAGACCCAAAACCAAGTAAATAAGCAGTTAATACAAGGCAATTACGACTATCTGAATACACAAAGAGAATCGGAAAATAATTACCTGCACGATTACGCGAATATCCAGAAAGACAAAGCAAAGGCGGCGGTTTC